GGTGGTAAAAAAAATAGATCCCAACAAAGAAAAGCAGTATCTAATTATAGTCAAGGTGGTATTGCAAAAGGTTGTGGAGATGTTTTAGATAACAAAAGAAAAGTTACAAAAAAATATTAATATGAGTTTACGCAAGTGGGTTCAAGAGAAATGGGTAGATATCGGAGCTAAACGTAAAGATGGTTCTTATCCACCATGCGGAAGATCTAAAGGTGAAAAAAGAAGAGGTTATCCAAAGTGTGTACCATTAGCAAAAGCAAGATCAATGTCAGAAGGACAAAGACGTTCAGCAGTTGCAAGAAAAAGATCAGCTGGTAATACAGGACCTAAACCTACTAATGTTGCAACATTCTCAAAACGTAAAAAGATGAGTAATGGAGGATTAGTATGAGTGATGAAAAATATTATAAACAAGCAAAAGAAAAACAAAAGAAGTTTAAAGAATCTGAAAATAAATTAAATGAGAATTATAAAAAAGTAATTCAAGAAGAAATGGATGCTGAAAAGTATGCTAGATTATTTCCAGAAGATTCTACTAGAGAATATAATCCAGTTGAACATTATAAATCAGGTGGACTAGTAGGTAGAGGACAAGGTAGAATAATTAAAACTAAAAAAACAAAAGTTTATTAATATGGGTGATATATCTGTAAGAGGACGTGGAATTGAAAGAAAAAGATTTGCAAGTGGTGGAACTCCTGCGTGGCAAAGAAAAGAAGGTAAATCTGAATCTGGTGGATTAAACAGAAAAGGTATTGCATCTTATAGAGCTGCAAACCCTGGATCAAAATTATCAATGGCAGTTACTACTAAACCTAGCAAATTAAAAAAAGGATCTAAAGCCGCTAAAAGAAGAAAATCATTCTGTAGTAGGATGAAAGGAATGCGTGCTAAATTAACCTCTGCAAAAACTGCAAGAGACCCGAATTCAAGAATTAATAAATCTCTACGTAAGTGGAATTGTTAATATAAACAAAAGGAGAAGGTGATGGATGAAGTAAACGTAGCAAGTAAATTACAAAAATATATGAAGGCCCAGTTGGCTAATTTAACCACAACAATAACTTCTGGTGGTGTTGACAATATGGCAGATTACAAGTATATACTTGGACAAATTCGTACATACGAATTTTTATTACAGGAAATCTCTAACCTGCTAAACAAAAAGGAGCTTAAGGAAAATGAGCAAGGAAACGTTATTAAACTCGACTGATGTTCAGTCTAAAGAAGTACCAAAGACTGTTCTAGGTCTTGAAGAAAAATATCAAGAAGAAAATAAAAAAATTGAAGATAAAACTGTAAGAGCAGAAAATATTTCTGAATCTCTTATTGATAGTTTACCTAATCCAACTGGTTGGAGACTATTAGTATTACCATTTACACCTAAAGATAAAACTAAAGGTGGAATTATTATATCACAAGAATCATTAGACAAATTAAGAATAGCTACAAACTGTGGTTATGTTTTAAAAATTGGACCATTAGCTTATAACGATAAAGATCGTTATCCAACAGGTCCATGGTGTAAAAAAGGAGATTGGGTTATCTTTGCTCGTTACGCGGGTTCAAGATTACCAATAGAGGGTGGAGAAGTGCGACTACTAAACGATGACGAAGTACTTGGGACTATTAAAAATCCTGAAGATGTTCTTCATCATATTTAAACATAGGAGGCACTATGCCAATGGAAGATAAGAAAAAAGATCCGATGATAGATGTCGGCGAGGAAGAAGGCGCTGAAGTTACTTTGGACAACAACGAGCAGACGAAAGCCGTTGCAGAAGAGAAAATAGAAGTTCAACAAGAGGAAGAAAAACCTGCTGTTGAAGTTAAAGAAGAAAAGGTTCAAGAAAAACCTAAAATTGAAACTAAAAAAGACGAGCTTGAGGAATATAGTGATAGCGTTAAAAAACGTATTGCTAAATTAACTCATAAAATTAGAGAAGCTGAAAGACAAAGAGAAGAAGCTATTAATTTTGCTCATTCTGTTAAAAAAGAAAAAGAACAGATTGAATCAAGATTATCTAGAACAGATCAAAGATATGTTTCTGAATTTGAAAGCAGAGTTAAATCTAGTTTAGATAATGCAAAAGTAGCTCTTAAATCAGCTATTAATGCAGGAGACATTGATGCTCAAGTTTCAGCTCAACAACAAATTGCAGAATTAACTTTAGAAGCAGCTAGATTAGGTGCTCTTAAATCTACTCAACAAGATGTTGTAAGAGAAAAAGAAGTTACAATAACTCCTCAACAAACAAATCAAACACCACAAGCTGATCCTAAAGCAGAAAGTTGGGCTTCTAGAAATAATTGGTTTGGTAATGATTCAGCAATGACTTATACTGCGTTTGATTTACACAAAAAACTTGTTGAAGAAGAAGGATTTGATCCTAGAAGTGACGAATACTATGCAGAAATTGACAAGAGAATAAGACTTGAGTTTCCGCATAAATTTGCTATAAAAGAGGACATATCTACAGAAAGTACAAATAAACCTGTACAAAATGTAGCTTCGGCGAAACGTCCAAGCCAAACAGGACGCAAAAAAACTGTGAGACTCACACCATCACAAGTAGCAATTGCTAAAAGATTAGGTGTGCCACTCGAAGAATATGCGAAACATTTAACCACGAAGGAGGTATAGGCATATGGAAAAAGACAAAAACATTAAGACTTCCCGTGCGAGCGAAACTAGGGTCAAAAATGATAGACCTAAAGTTTGGACTCCACCATCATCTCTGGATGCACCACCTGCGCCAGACGGATTTAGACACAGATGGATAAGAGCCGAGAGCGTTGGCTTCGATGACACGAAGAACGTTTCAGGCAAATTGAGATCTGGTTGGGAATTTGTTAGAGCGGATGAATATCCGGACTCTAATTACCCAGCAGTCAAAGACGGAAAATACGCAGGAGTCATAGGAGTTGGCGGCCTATTGCTGGCTAGGATACCTGAAGAGATCGCAAAATCTCGCGAAGAGTACTTTGCAAAAAGAACTCAAGAACGAGAAGAAGCTATTGCAAACGATCCTTTTAAGGAACAGCACCCAAGTATGCCGATCAGCAAAGAGAGGCAAACTCGTGTAACTTTTGGTGGCTCAAAGAAAAACTAATTATTTAGTAATTCCTAACCACAAAGTTTAAAATAAACTTAAGGAGAAAATAAATATGGCAAACTCAACAGTGGCCTTCGGTTTTAGACCGTTAGGCAAACTTGGTGGGAACCCAGCTGCAGGCGGACAAGATCAATATACGATCGTGGACAACTACAGCTCGTCTATTTTTCAAGGAGACCTTGTTAAGCTAAACGTTACTGGTGGAGTTATCGTAGTTGATACTTCAGCTCTAACTAGTATTTTTGGCGTATTCAACGGTTGCTTGATTGAATCAGACCCATCAACTAAAAAACCAAAATGGTCAAATTTTTACTCACAAACGAATATCACACAAGGTGAAATTCAGGCGTATGTAATTAATGACCCTAACCAATTGTACCTTGTTAAATCTACAGGAACTGCTCTAGGAACTACTGCAGTTGGAGTAACTTTTAAACAAGTGTATGCAGCAGGTAATACCAACAATGGTATTTCTGGCGCTTACCTTGATTTAGGAACTTCAGCAGCGGCAAGTGGCGGGCAAGTGACAGTGGTGAATACTTCACCATTTGTAGGTAACGAAGAAGCTGTAACTAATGAAGATTTCATTGTTAGAGTTTCTAAAGGTACTCAATTACTATAACAGGAGAATATAAACTATGGCTATCTCAAGATCACAACTAGTTAAAGAACTAGAACCAGGTTTAAACGCTCTGTTTGGACTTGAATATAAACGTTATGACAGCGAGCATGAAGAAATCTTCATCAAAGAAACTTCTGACAGAGCTTTTGAAGAAGAAGTTATGTTATCAGGTTTCGGCAACGCTGCCATTAAAGCTGAAGGATCTGGTGTCAACTACGATCAGGCACAAGAAACTTTCACTGCTAGATATACGCACAACACTATAGCTCTTGCATTCGCGATCACTGAAGAAGCGATCGAGGATAACTTGTATGACAGACTAGCGTCTAGATATACAAAAGCATTAGCTAGATCTATGGCGAATACAAAGCAGGTAACTGCGGCTAACGTATTGAATAACGGATTCAGCACATCTTATTTAGGTGGTGACGGATCTCCTTTATTCTCTACGACTCACGCTACAATCTCTGGATCATTTAGAAACACGCTTGCAACACAAGCTGATTTAAATGAAACATCTTTAGAGCAGTCTTTGATTGACATCGCTGCTTTCACTGATGAAAGAGGTTTAAAAATTGCAGCTCAAGGAATGAAATTAATCATCCCTTCTGAACAGCAATTTACTGCAGACAGATTAATGTCTTCTGCTGGTAGAGTTGGAACAGCTGACAATGATATCAATGCAATCAAAAACATGGGAATGATTCCACAAGGTTATGTTGTGAACCATTACTTAACTGATTCTGATGCATTCTTTATCATTACAGATGTACCAAATGGCTTAAAGTACTTCGAAAGATCACCGATTAGAACTTCTATGGAAGGTGACTTCGAAACTGG